CGATCCCATCAGCCAGGGCGTTGGCACCGTGTCCACAGCCTGGATCAACGTGGCCAACTTCCACGCCTTCCTTGCCGTCGTGCAAACCGGCGTCATGGGCGCCTCGGCAACCCTGGACGCCAAAGTCCAGCAGGCGCAGGACAACGCCGGTACCGGCGTCAAGGACATCGCCTCGAAGGCGATCGTGCAGATCCTCAAGGCCAGCGGCGACAACAAGCAGGCGCTGATCAACCTCAAACCCGAGGACGTGGACAACGCCAACAACTTCGGCTTCGTCCGCCTTTCGCTCACTGTCGGCGTGGCGGCCAGCCTGGTGTCGGCGCAGCTGCTCGGGGTCAATCCCCGGTACGCCACGGCGGACGCCTTCGATCAGGTCGGTGTGGTGCAGATCATCGGCTGATAGGTCCGGGAGCGGCGATGGCCTACCAACAAGTCGTCGCTCCCGCCCTCGAGCCGATCACGCTGGCCCAGGCCAAGCAGCACCTGAACGTGGACACGAGCGATGACGACGCCGTGATCGCCGCGCTGATAGCCGCAGCGCGCCAGTATGCCGAGCAACTCACCCGGAGCAGCTTCATCACGCAGCAGTGGAGCCTGGTGCTGGACTCGTTCCAAGCGCATGCCATGCTGCTGGAGCACGGGCCGGTGCAGAGCATCGACGGCATCACCTACCTGGACATGAATGACACCCTCCAGACGATGCCGGCAGTGAACTACGTGTCGGACCTGTCTGGCCTGCTCGCGCGGGTCACGCCGAAGTTCGGGCAGGTCTGGCCTCCCACGTTGCCGCAGATCGGCGCGGTGACGGTCAGCTTCACGGCCGGGTATGGAGCGACGGCGGACGACGTACCCCCTGGCCTGGTGCACTGGATGAAGATGCGCATCGGCACGCTGTACGAGCACCGCGAGGAGGTCGTGAGCGCGCGCGGGGTCAATGTCACCCCGCTCGCGTTTGTCGACGGACTGCTCGACCCCTACCGGCTGGCGATGGTCTGACATGGCGGCCGGAATCTTCCGCAAGAGCGTCAAGTTCCAGACGCGCAGCGCCAGTGTCGACAGTTTCGGGCAGCAGGTCACCAACTGGACCGACGCATTCAGCGCGAGGGCATGTATCGAGCCGCTGTCGGCGCGCGAGTTGTTCGCAGCGCAGGCGGTGCAAAGCGAGGTGAGTCACCGGATCACTGTGCGCTACCGCGCCGAGTTCGCCAACCCGGCCATGGTCGCCGCTATGCGCGTGTCGTACGCCACCAGGGTGTTCAACATCCACGGAGCACTGAACATCGACGAGCGCAAGGGCACTGTCGAGATTAGTGCCTCGGAGGGCCTGAGCAATGGCTGAAGTGCGACACGTCCAGGGCCTGCGGGAACTGCAGGTTGCCCTCAAGGCGCTGCCCCAGGGAATTGCTCGCAACGTTCTGCGCGGTTCGGTCAATGCCGGCGCAACGGTCATCCGCAAGGAGGCACAGAGCCGGGCACCGGTGTCTGAGGGACCGAAGCGTGCCGGGCAGTTGCCAGCGGGCACCCTGAAGCGCTCGGTGTACCAGAAGCAGGTCCGGGAGTTGTCCAGCCTGGTCAGGCAGACCTTCTTCGTCGGGGTGCACAAGGGAAAGAAGTACCGCAACCAGGGGAAGAAGGGCAACCTGTCCCAGGACGCCTGGTACGCGCGCTTCGTGGAATTCGGTACTTCGAAGATGACAGCGCGTCCCTTCCTGCGGCCGGCATTCGAGGCCAGGAAGGGTGATGCGGTGGCGGCCATCAAGGCGTACCTGGAGCGGCGCATCCCTGAAGAAGTCGCCAAGCTGGCGGTTCGCAAATGACAGTTCAAGAACAAATCCTCGCCTTGCTGTCCGGTGGCACTGCCGCTGGCACACGCGTGTTCCCGCTGACCGCGCCCGATGCGGTGGTCAAACCCTACATCACCTACCAGCGCATCAGCAGCAATTCAGAGAACGTCCTCTCCGGCAACTCAGGCCTGACCAACACCCGGATGCAGATCGACGTGTACGCCACGACCTACGCGGAAGCGACGTCCATCGCCGCCCAGGTGGACGCACTGATGTCCGCCTGGTCCGTGCAGAACGTCTCCGTCCTGCTGCAGGACTTCTTCGAAGACCAGGTCAAGTTGTTCCGCATCAGCCACGACTACTCGCTGTGGCATTGACCCATATCGCCATTCCTAATCATTGAAAGGTAAACCATGCCATCTTCCGCAATCTCGGCCCAGGGCTCCATCCTGGCCATCGGCACCGGCACCGGTGGTGCCAAGACCATCACTGCCATGGCGGCCGGCAACCCGACCATCTTCACCAGCGCCGCGCACGGCTTTGTCAATGGCGATGTCATCACGATCGCCGCCCTGGTCGGAACGGCGGCAGCCTCGTTCAACGGACTGACGTTCAGTGTGGTCAGCAAGACCACCAACACCTTCGCGCTGCAGGTCGATACCACGGGCCTGGCCTACACGTCGGGCGGCACCGCGACCCCGGTGACGTTCACCAACATCGCCAACATCAAGGACTTCTCCGGGTTCGACGGCTCCGCGTCCGAGCTGGAAGTGACCAACCTGGACAGCGTGGCCAAGGAGTTCAAGCTGGGCCTGACCGATCCCGGTGCGTTCAGCATCAACATCGACTACGACAGTGCCAACGCAGGCCACGTCGCGCTGCGCGCCAAGCAGGTGTCGGGCCTGCTGTCCAACTTCAAGCTGACTCTCCCCAACGCCACGGTGATCACCTTCACCGGCTTCGTCAAGAAATTCTCCCTGGCCGGCGGCGTGGACGCCGTCGCCAAGACTTCCGTCGACATCCGCATCTCCGGTGCCATCACCGGACTCTAACCCTCAGGACCCTGACCATGACCCTCACCAAAGACCAAATCCTCGAATCGAACGACCTCCAAAGCGAATCCGTCCAGGTTCCCGAATGGGGCGGCTCGGTGCGCGTGCGCACCATGACCGGTGCCGACCGCGACGCATTCGAGGCCAGCATGATCACCACGCTGTCGGACGGCACGCGCAAACCGAACATGGCCAACATGCGTGCCAAGTTGGTGGCGCTCACCGTGGTGGATGATGCCGGAAACTTGGTGTTCGGCGTCACCGATGTTGACCGCCTTGCGCTCAAGTCTGCGACGGCACTGGAACGCGTCTTCAATGCCGCGCAGCGCATCAACGGACTAGGCGTGCAAGCCGAGGCGCAGGCGGAAAAAAACTCCGTGGCCGGCCTGAGCGCAAGTTCTACTTCCGCCTAGCGCTGGCCCTAGGCAAAACCGTCCGCCAACTCCTGACGGAGATCGACAGCACTGAGCTCACCGAGTGGAGGGCGTACTACGCGCTCGAACCCTTTGGCGAACTGGTGGCTGACCAGCGCCATGGCATCGTCACCTCGGTGCTGGCCAACGTCAACCGCGACGCCAAACGCCACCCGGATCCGTACCGCCCCAACGACTTCATTTACTGGCACGAATCCCATCACGCCGCGTCCGAACAATCCGGGCAGGGCGGTACTTTGCTGCTTGACGCCGATGCGCAGTCGCGCCTGATCAAGCAAGTCCTCTTCAAAGCGAAATAGACCCACCATGTCCAACCTCGGCTCCCTCGTCGTCTCCCTGGAGGCGAACATCGTTCGTTTCCAGTCAGACCTGGGTCGCGCCGCCGCCATTGCCGAGCAGCGCATGGGCCAAATCGACAAGAGCATCGGCATAGTCAATACCGCTATCAAGTCCCTGGGTGCCGGTTTGGTGGTGGGCCTGACGATGGACAGGATAAAGGACAAGATCCAGGGTGCCATTGCCGCCGCCGCCGGGCTGCAGGCGCTCTCCGAGCGCACTGGCGCGACAGTCGAAGGCCTTTCGGCCCTGGCCTCGGTCGCCAAACTGTCCGGTACCGACACGGAGAGCCTGGCCACCGGCCTGCAAAAGCTGGCCAAAACCATGGTGGACGCCGAACACGGCGGACAAAAGAGTGCCGAGGCGTTTCGCGCCATTGGCATCAGCATCGACGAGATTCGGGGCAAGCAGCCCGACGAGGTGTTCTTACTGGTCTCCAACCGCCTGGCCGAGTATGCCGATGGCGCGGGAAAGACGGCGCTTGCGATGCAACTGCTGGGCAAGTCCGGTGCCAACCTGCTGCCGGTCGCGAAAGACCTGGCCGATGTGGGCGAGTACCAGGTCAAGGTCACGCGCGAGCAGGCGGTGGCGGCCGACGACTACGAGAAAAACCTGGTGCGGCTGGAAGTGGCGCAGGGCGCGATCGTCAAGCGCATGGCGCTGGAGATGGTGCCGGTGTTCAACGCCGTGACCGAGTCGATGCTCGAATCCCTGAAGGCCAACAATGGACTCAAGAAGAGCATCGACTCGCTGGTCGCTGACGGATCGATCAGTGCGTTCGCGCAGGATGCAGCGATTGCGCTGGCAATCCTGATCGAGACTCTCACGGCGGTGGCCAAGGCGGCAATGGCGGTGGCCAGGAGTTTCCAGGTCGTGTACGCCGACAGCAAGTTCGCGTTGCAGTTCCTGGACGCCACGCCTGGACAGGCCTACGACCTGATCGCGAGCGGCACGGGGCCGCTCAAAAAGGCACTGGACGAGCGCAATGCCGTGCTCGATCGGGCCAACCAGGCCTATGCCGACGCCTGGGATTTCGACGCCCAGGCCATGGAGAAAGACCTCAAGCAGCGCTTTGCCGCCATCAATGCTGCGGCTGGCGCGGCAGCTTCCACCTGGGGCCGCGAGGCAAGGGGGGGAGGCGCGACCACCACAAAGCGCCCGGGCGTCAACTTCAATCCAAACAAGGACGGCCCGGGAGGACCTACCGACGATCCGGCCAGGAAGGTGTTGGAGGGTCAGCTTCGCGACCAGCAGGCGTTCATCGCCACGGAGAAGGCGCAACTGCAAAACCGCGAGCAGTACCTGCAGTACTACTACCAGCAGGAGTATGTGGATGCGTCCCAGTACCACAGCACCAAACGAACGCTGATTGCCGACGCCCTGCAGGCCGAGCTCGAAGCGTATGACAAGCAGGCTGCGGCGATTGCAATTTACATCGCCCAGGCCAGGAAGGATGTCGATGTCCAGGACGCCCGCAACAAGCTCTCCGAGGTCGCAGCCAAGCGCTCCGCCGCTGAACTGTCAGCCAACAAGCAACTGACCGACACGGTGCTGGAGCAGGCCCGGGTCTACCGCGAGTTCGACCTGGCGACCACCGCCGTCGCGCGCCAGAACCAACTGGCCAACGAGCAGGCCCAGTTCCAGATCGATTTGCTCGGCCAAAGCACGCTGGAGGTCGCCAAGCTCACAGAACAAAAACGTCTGCAACTGGCCTTGGAAGATCGCCTGTACCAGATGCGCGGCAAGAACCTGCCCCAGGCCGAGATGGACCGGGCGATTCTGGACACTGAGGAGCAGAAAAAAACTGCCCTGGCCCTGATCGAGGAGAGCTACCGGCGTCAGCGCACCGTGGCCTTCGGCGCCAGCGAGGCCTTCCGCAAATACGCCGAGGATGCGGCCAATGTCGGCGCGCAGGTCGAAGGCGCCATGACCAGTGCCATCAAGGGCATGGAGGATGCGTTGGTCGGTTTCGTCACCACCGGCAAACTCAACTTCAAGAGCCTGGCCAATTCCATCATTGCCGACATCGCCCGCATCCTGATCCAGCAGAACATCACCGGACCGCTGGCGCAGATGATCCAGGGCAGCATTTCGGGCGGCGGCGCTGGGTCAGGTGGGTTGGGTGGCCTGATCGGCTCCTTCCTCGGTGGCCTGTTCGGCAAAGCTGGTGGCGGACCGGTGGAAGCCGGAGGCATGTACCGCGTCAACGAGCTCGGCCCCGAACTTCTGACCGTGGGTGGTGCGCAGTACCTGATGATGGGAAGCGAAGCCGGCTCCATCACGCCCAATGGCGGTTCGGGTGGCGGCAGTGGTGCGTCTGGTGGTGGCAACACCATCATCAACAATTTCACGGTTGGGGACGTCGCCAGCATGGCGCAGGTGAAGGCGGCGGTTGCGGCCAGTCAGCGCCAGGTGTTTGCAGCCAGCCAGCGCTCCATGAGTTACGGCGGGGCCCTGGCATGAGTGCGGTCACGCTGCCGGTGCCATTTGCACCAAACAGTTGCTCCCTCAAATTGTCGGTGAACCAGCGCGTGAACGCGTCCCCGTTTGGCGGCAGCGAGCAGGCTGTGGACCTGCTCAACGATCGCTGGCTGATGTCGCTCGAACTCCCTGCGGGCTACAGCGCCCAGGGCGCGGCCATCGAGGCATTTATCAATGCGATGCGGGGCCAATCCAACTGGGTCGCACTGTACCACTTCGCACGCCAGGTGCCACGCGGCACGATGCGCGGGTCGCTCACCATGTCGAGTGCTGCTGCGCAAGGCGCGTCGGCACTTGTCGTGACCGGCGGTGCCGGGCAGGCCAGCACGACTCTGTTGGCCGGAGACCTGATCGGTGTCAGCGGCCTGCTGTTCATGGTCGCATCCGACTGTGTCGCCAATGGCAGCGGCGTCATCACCGTGCCGATCGTGAACCGCCTGCGCGTGGCCTTGGGCTCCGGTCTGACTGTCACCTGGTACCGGCCCACGGCATTGTTCCGGCTGGTCTCCACTCCGGTGGTCGAGTACGCGCCGGGCCTGTCCTCGGGCGTTTCCTTTGATTTCGCGGAATACATCCCCTGATCTCTCGATCATGAAGTCGTATTCGTCCGCAACGCTGGCGGCGCTCGCCAGCGGCCATGTTGCGATCGTGCGCCTGGTGCACATGGCCTTCTCCAGCGGCGTCGTGGCCCTGAACGTGAGCAATTGGGACCTGGTGTGGCTGGGTGTCACCTACAAGGGCGCCTATGGCCTGGGCGCGGTGAGCCAGATCACCGACAAGCCCGGCGAGGTGCAGGGCATCACGTTGCAACTCAGCGCCGGTGACCCGGCACGTATTGCGCTGGCGCTGGACAGTGCGGATGTGGTCCAGGGCACCGTGGTGACGCTGCGCACAGCGATCCTGGAGACAGTCAATTACACGATTGTTGATGCGCCGATCGACTGGGTGGGCAAGTGCGACACCATGACGATTTCCGAATCGGGCACCAGTGCCGAGGTCGGCGTGACGGTCGAGAGCCGCGCGGTGGATCTATTGCGTGGCAATCCGGCCACCTACTCGGACGCCGACCAGCAGTCGCTCTTTGCCGGTGACCGCGCCTTCGAGTACGTGGTCTCGCAGTCCGACAAACCCATTGTCTGGCCGGCGCGGGAGTTCTTCTTCAAATGACCCGCATCATCCTCGTGCGTCTGCCCGACTGGCGGCTGCGTTTCGATGCGCTAATCACCGAGCGGCTGCATACGCCATTTGCCTGGGGTCGCAACGACTGCGCCTTGTTTGCTGCCGACAACGTGCTGGCCCTGACCGGAGTCGATCCCGCGTTCGGGTTGCGCGGCCACGCGAGTGCGCGGCAGGCAGCCAGGACCCTGCGCCAGCGCGGCGATCTGGCGACGCTGGTGGATCTGAATCTGGGGCCGTCCTGCACTCCCGCCTTGGCCACCCAGGGCGACGTGGTCATGGTGCCCATGGGTGGACGTCTTGCGCTGGGCGTGTGCCTCAGTGCCGAGTACGCTGCAGGACCTGGTGCGGCTGGGCTGCTGCAGACCTCGATGGCCAATGCGGTCTGTGCCTGGAAGGTGGGCTGATGCCGGCATTCCTGGCTGAGATCGCCATCAACGCCCTGCTGGCCGCTGGTGCCAATGCCGGTGTGGCGCTCACCATCGGCGCGTTCGTTGCCGACTACGCGCTGCTGATCGGCGGCCTGGCCCTGTCCGCCAGCCAGGCCAAGAACGCCAAGCGCAAGGCACGCTCGCAGTTCAACGCGGCTCAGGTCGACCGGCTCATGAGCGTGTCCACCACGACCGCGCCGCGCGAACTCGTCCTGGGTCGGGTGCGAAAGGGCGGATCCGTGTTCTTCCGGGGCTCCACCGGTGCCAACAAGACCACGTTCCTGATGGCCATCGCACTGGCCGCGCACGAGGTCGATGCGCTGGAGGCGGTGTACCTCAACGATGAGTTGGTCAGCCTGGACGGCTCGGGCAATGTCACCAGCGCCCCTTACAGCATCGCCCAGTCCGGCAGCGCCACCGAATACAGCACAGGCGTCCCGCAGGCGCTGGCCTATACACCGACTGCCGGCACCATTCGTTGCTTCACGGGAACCAGTGGCGGCCCCGAGGGCGACATCATCGATGTCGGCAGCACGAGCGGTGGCGGCAACATCATCACGACGGTCGCCGGTGCCACCATCCAGTACCAGTACTCAGTGTCGATTCCCAAAGCCAACGTGCGCCTGGTGGCTGGCACGGCGGGACAGTCGGCGGATGCGCGTATGGTCACGTTGTTCCCGACCCTGTGGACAGCGGCCCACCGGGCCCAGTCGGTGGCCTACCTAGTGTGTGAATGCACGTACGACGAGACGGCGTTCCCCAGTGGCCTGCCGAACTTCACGGCCGTCATTCGAGGTGCGAAGATCTATGACCCCCGGCACAACCTGTGTACCTGGTCCGAGGCGTTCGATGACGCAAGCTGGCTTGCCATCACCACCAAGGTGGTCAGCGCCAACACCAATGTTGCGCCCGATGGAACGACAACAGCCGACACGCTCACTGACAACAACGCGGCGGCTTACCTCGGAATCCAGAAATCACGCGCAGTAGGCAACGATTCGAGCAGCCACTGCTTCTCTATCCATGTCCTCAAAACCACCGGCGCGACAGCGGCCACCTTCGGTCTGAACTTCTCGCTGTCGGGCGGCACTTCGGTGTTCCAGAACGTGCGTCTGAACACGGATACCGGCCAGGCCTACACGACGGGCAACCCGGTGACAGTCAATGACGCGGGAACCTACTGGCGCATCTCGGCGTACATGACCAACAACAGCACCGGAAACACCATTGCGACCGCAAGCATCTACGCGGCCACCTCCGGATATAACGGGGGACTGGCCGACGTGGTGACGGGCCAGGGATCGGCAGTCATCTGGGGTGCGCAGTGGAACCCAGGAGCGGTGGCACTGCCGTACTCGCGTGCCGGCGCGTCCGTCGTCGCCCCGGTCACTGCCTTCTCAGAAAACCCGGCGCTGATGATGCGCCATGTGTACCAGCACGCATCCTTCGGCAAGGCCACGATCATGGCAGCTGAGGAGGGACGTTTCTGCGCGGCGGCGGACGCCTGTGACCGGGCGCAGACCTACACCGTGGGTGGTGTTCCCACGGCAACGACGCTGTTTCGGGCCGCGATCGTGCTGCCATTTGGCTCGGATGCGAGTGCTGCGTTCGATGACCTGGCGCAGAGCATGGCCGGGTCGTGGGCATTTGCGGGCGGGGAGTTGTACCTCAAGCCGGGTGTCTACTGGCCCAGCAGCTTGAGTTTCACGGACGCCGATCTGGCGGTGCTTTCCCGCCCGGTGGGTGGATCGGATGAGGAGCGCCCGATCGCCATTTCTGTGCACCGCGAGCGCGCCCAGAAGTTCAACGTGGTCAATGCCACGATCTGGGACAAAGCGCAGGGGTACAAACAGGCGACGCTAACACCGGTCAGGAGCGCGGCCTATGTCGCAGCCGACGGCGGGGTGGAACTGGCACAGGCCGTCTCAATGCCGGCGGTGTTCGATGGAGCCCAAGCTCAGCACATTGCAGGCGTGATGATGCGCGACGCGCGTGATCCGCTCACCGTCTCGATGCCGTTCAAGATGCGCGCATACCCCGTCGAGTTGTTCGATACGGTGCAGATCACGCTGTCGCGCTACGGCTGGAGCGCCAAGCAGTTCCAGGTGGTCGGCAAGACCTTGTCGTCGGATGGCGTGGTGTGGTTGTCGCTGAAAGAAATCTCGGCTGCCATCTATGCCGTGGATGCGGCGTTCCTGGCGCAGGGGTATGCGAACAATACCGCGTTGCCTTCGCCCTGGTTCGTGCCCACCATCGGGACCTTGACTATCACCAGCGGCACCAGTGAACTGGTCAAGCAGGCCGATGGCACTATCACCAGTCGCATGCGCGTGGGCTGGCCGGCCTTGCTGGATGCCAGCGTGCTGGAATCCGGCTCGGTCGAGGTGCAGTACCGCAGTGTGCTGAGCGCCGGGGCCTGGACCTCAGTTTCTGTTTCCGGAAACGAAAACCAGGTGGTGATCGACGCGGTGCAGGATTTGCTGTATTACTCGGTGCGTGCCCGGGCGCGCAACAAGACGGCGGTGGGGGTATGGAGCGCGCAGGGAACACACCGGGTGATTGGTAAGACAGCAGCGCCGCCGCCATTTGACGTCTTTACCGTGCTGGTCCAGCCGGACGGCACGCGCCAGTTCAACTTCAGTTACACGACGCTTGCCGCACAACCTGCCGACTGGCTGGGTGGCGAGATCCGGTATGTGAGTGGCGCGGTTGGTTCGCCCGACTGGTCCACGATGAGCCTGCTGCAGGATCTGACCGCGTATTACACGCACAGCCCGGTGGAACTGAACGCTCCACTGGCTGGCACCTACACGTTTGCTTGCAAGTCGATCGACACGACCGGCAATGAGTCAAGCTACAAGCTGGTGACCATCACCTTGCCGGAGCGGCGTTCTGGCAATCTGTTCGCTGAGTATTTCGAGCACACAGACGGCTGGCTCGGTATCAAGACCGGGTGCCATGTGCAGGCCGGGTTCCTGGAAGCCAATGACACTACAACCTGGGCCACGCTGCCGGCCACCTGGGATGCTTACACGCGCTGGAACCGGACGCCAACCAGTCCGATCACCTACGAAACGCCAGCGCGCGACTTCGGCACCATCATTGCCGGACAGGTCAACAGCACGCTGGATGCGGACGGCAGCATCGTCCAGGAACTCACCACCAGCACCAATGGCACGACGTGGTCCGGCTGGAGCGCGGCCAGCGCGCCGTTCTCGACCCGGTACCTGAAGCTGCGCGCGACGGTGACCGCCACCGGCCCGCTTCCGGTCCCGCTGATCCGCTCCTGGGCGTACCAGATCAACGCCCCCGTGCGCTCGGAATACCTGAACGACATCGTGGTTTCCGCACTGACCGGGTCGTATCGCATTGGGGTGGGTGACATCCGCATTCCCCTGGGCGGCACGTACTACTTCCTCAAAAAAACCGACGTGACGATCCAGGACAGCAGTGCCGGGACCTGGGCCGCCACGCGCATCGACCAGTCGCTCAGCCCGGCTCCGCGCTGGCAGTTTCGGTTGAACGGGACGCTGGCCGATCCGGCTCTGGTTGATTTCTATATTGAAGGGTTCTAGCAATGACATGGCCAGCCGCAGACGTGGGAACAACCAACGCCGATGCCGGCACCGACTCGCCGGCGACGGCGCGCACTGACCTCCTGGACCTGATGACCAAGTTCAACCAGGTCCGCAATCATGTGAGCGCCTTCATCCAGACCTTGCTGGACGATGCGGCGGCATCCAATGCGCGCACGACACTGGGGGCTGCGGCGTCCGGTGCCAACACGGATATCACGTCTGTCGCGAGCACGACCACCATCAACGGCACGGTGATCGGCTATCGGGAGATTCCGCAGAACAGCCAGTCTGTGGCCTACACGTTGTTGGCGGGCGACGCGGGCAAGCACATATTTCACCCGAGCGCGGACACGACGGCCCGCATCTGGACGATTCCGGCCAACGCCTCGGTTGCATTCCCGATCGGCACGGCGGTCACCTTCGTGAACCATGTGTCGGCCGCTGTGATTACCATTGCCATCACGACCGACACGATGCGCCTGGCAGGGCCCGGCACGACGGGCAGCCGGACTCTGGCCGCAAACGGCGTGGCGACCGCGCTGAAAGTCACCGCAACCGAGTGGATCATCTCCGGCACTGGGCTGACCTGATATGGGGATGCAGCAGGCCCTGCTGATGGGTGGGCCGTTCTTCTTCACGCTGACCCCAGGTGTCAACATCAATGTGCGCACGCAGGCGGTCGCTGCAGGGTGGAACCAGAACGCTGCCTTGGTCGCAACGCTCAATGGCGCGGCGACATCCGCGTCGGGGGCGACACCAGCCTGCACGATCGCCGGGTCGTTCCCCGGTGGGATCACCTTGAACAACAACAGCACGATCACTGGAGCGCCCGGCACAACCGGATCCGCCGGGACCAACGGCGCAGCCGGTGTGGGCGGTGCGGGGGGATATGGAGCCGCCAACTCCGGCAATACGGCAGGCTCTGGCGGCGGTACAGCGGGCAACGGCGGGACGGGTGGAACGGGCGGGACCGCGCTGAGCGTCTCGGTCCCGGCGAACGTCAACAACGTGGGAACGCTGGCCGGTGGC